ACGAGTTCATCGCGCATTTCGACATCAAGCCCGGCGCTGAGCTGATCCGTGCCAAGGGTGGCACGCGGCGGCTCCAGGCAGTGACCTCCAGCTACCGCGCCATCGAGGGCCAGCGAACAACGTTCGTATTGCTGAATGAAACCCATCACTGGGTGCAGGGCAACAACGGCCATAAAATGTACGAGACGATTGACGGGAACGCGACCAAGCGCGACGCCCGGTATCTCGCCATCACCAACGCCTACCTGCCCGGTGAGGATTCCGTCGCGCAACGGATGCGCGAGTCCTACGACAAGGTGGCCGAGGGCCGCCTGAAGGCCGTGGGCGTCCTCTACGACAGCGTGGAGGCCCACCCGGCGACTCCACTGACCGAGGAAGCATTGCTCGCCGTCATTCCGATGATCCGGGGTGACGCGGTATGGCTGCGCCCGGAGACGATCCTCCAGTCCATTCAGGACGGGGACATGAGCCCGAGCCGTTCGCGGCGCATGTGGCTCAACCAGATCGTCGCCGAGGAAGACGCCCTCTACAGCCCCCAGGAATGGGACGGGCTGGCATCGGAGACCGCACTGCTGCAACCGGGCGACGACGTCGTCCTCGGCTTCGACGGCGGGAAGACCGATGACGCCACCGCTCTGGTGGCTATCCGCATTCGGGATCAGGTGGCGTTCCTCCTCGGCTTGTGGGAAGCACCCGACACACCCGCTGAGCGCGAGCGTAACGGCACGAAAGTCGTCACCTGGGTGGTTCCCCGGGAGGAAGTCGATTCGGCCGTCCACGAGGCGTTCAGGGTCTACAACGTGCAGGCGTTCTACGCCGACGTGGCGCTGTGGGAAAGCCACATCACGGATTGGTCGGCCACCTACGGCGAACAGCTCCTCGTCAAGGCCGATGGCCGGACGGCAGTGGGCTGGGACATGCGCGGCTCTCTCAAGCGGGCGACGTTGGCCCACGAGCGGCTGATGCGAACCATTCTGGACGGCAAGCTGTTCCACAACGCCGACCCGTCGATGCGACGGCACGTGCTGAATGCGCGTCGCCGCACGAACAACTATGGCCTTTCCTTCGGCAAGGAGAGCCGCGAATCCCCCCGCAAGGTTGACATCTATGCGGCCCTGATGCTCGCGCACGAGGCACTTCACGACCTCCGCACGCGCGGCAAGAAGGTCCGTGTGATGACCCGTCGCGGCGTGTTCCTGTGAAGGATGTGAGATGGCGACACCGCTTGCGATGGCTCGGCAACTGCTGACCATCCTGCACAATGACCGTGACCGGCTCCGTCGCATTGACGACTACCTGCACGGACACCACGACGACCCGTACATGCCCGACCGGGCCGATGAGGAGTACAAGCTCCTCGCCTCCCGTGCGATCTCGAACTGGATGCCCCTGCTGGTGGGCACTCCGGCGCAGGCGTGCTACGTCGATGGGTTCCGTCGCGGCACTCAGGTCGATTCGTTCAAGGACAGCAACGGCTATCCCCGGGTGACCGACCGCGAGACCTCTCCGGAGATGCGCCACTGGCAGCGGTCGCGCCTGGACGCGCGGCAAGCTGCCGTCTACCGGGGCGCTCTCGGGTACGGCCACTCGTTCACGCTCACCGAGAAGGTCAAGAAGTTCACCTTGACCAAGGGCCTGTCGGCGCTGAAGACGACCGCCCTGTTCGAGGACGCGGCGAATGACGACACCCCGTACGCGGCGCTGACCGTCGTGCGCTTCGCCAAGGGCGAGGAGCTGGGCCGCGCCCGCATGTGGGATGACCTGTTCGAGTACGCCGTCACGTTCAAGTCCCTCGGCGACACCAAGAGCGTGAAGGTCACCCTCGTCGGCGAGCACGGTGCCACGGAGTGCCCGGTCACGCGGTTCACCGCTGCCGTGGACCTGGAGGGTCGCACCATCGGTGTGATCGAGCCGATGATCCCGTTGCAGAACCGCATCAACCAGACCGTTTTCGATCTGCTGGTCGCGCAGACCTACGGCTCTTTCCAGGTCCGCACGGTGACCGGAATGGTGCCGCCGCAGAAGCAGAGGGCGATTCACGCCGATCCGACCGACGTCACGTCGGAGGTCATCGACTGGGAGCCGTTGTTCGACGCCGACGGTCAGCCGATACCGGTGGACATCAACATGAACGCCCGCCGGTTCTTGTTCGCCGAGGACCACGAGGCCAAGTTCGGCTCGCTGCCCGGCACGTCGCTCAATGGCTACATCGAGTCGATCGACATGAGCATCCGCCACCTGGCGGCTGTGTCGCAGACGCCGCCCCACTATCTGCTGGGGCAGATCGCCAACCTGTCGGCCGAGGCGCTGACCGCTGCGGAGACCGCATTGTCGCGCAAGGTCGAGGAGTTCAAGCACTCATTCGGTGAGAGCTGGGAGCGGGTCTTCCGGCTGGCCGCCGAGATGGAGGGCAACGCCGCCAGCGCCGATGACTTCGAGGGCGAGGTCAACTGGCGCGACATGGAGAACCGTTCGATGGCCCAGGCCGCTGACGCGCTGGGCAAGCTGGCCGACGCGCTGGGCATTCCCAAGCGCGGTCTCTGGTCTCGTGTGCCTGGTGCCACGACGCGGGAGATCGAGCTGTGGGAGGACTTGGCCGACGAGGACCCCGAGATCGCACTGGCGCAGGCCATCCAGCGGTCGGCTCCGGAGTCCGGTCAGTTCGCCAAGGGGCAGATTCCCCCGGTCGGCAAGGTGGCTGACGCCGCCTCGTCGGCTGCGGCGTGACCGCCCCGGTCCAGGGACTCGCTGAGGCACAGGCGGCAGCGGTGGCCTTTCAGCTCGCGCTCACCAAGCTCGGGTTGAAGTCCATCGCTGCCGCCCTCCAGGCGTGGAAGTCGGTACCGGCCAACAAGGCGGCCGAGGTCGCTGACGAGTACATGAACACCGCCGTCCGGCAGATCATGGGACAGCGGGTCATCGCTCAGGACTTGGCGGTCGCCTACTACCGGCTGGCCCGTGCACTGCGCACTGGCACGACGATCCCTGATCCGCGTCGCCCCATTCCTGCCACGGTCACGATGGCCGAGCTGCGGGAGGAGTTCGCCCGCGCGGTCGAGGTGGCCGCACGAGGGGCTGAGCGCCTTCCTCCCGCCCCCGCGCCGGCCTCCCCTACCGAGGACACCCCGGAAACGGCACAGGACGACTCAGCGGGCAGTGACACCGAGGGCCAGGAGCCCGAGGTGTTGCCCGAGCCCGATCCCGAGCCGACCCCGGAGATGAAGTCCGACGTTCCCGACGACACCGAGATCGAGATAGACGAACTCGACGGGGACGACGACGAGCTTGACGAGATCGAGGAAGCGGCCGAGCAGGAAATCCGAGTCGTCTTGAAGGCACTCGGACCGAGCGCGCTGACCAAGGCCGTCGAGCAGATTGACGACGAGCAGCCCGCGAGGGTCGTGGACGCACAGCGCGACAAGGCAAAGGCCAAGACCGGAGCCCGGCAGGCTGCGGCCTCCAGCCGCATCGCCCGCAATGGCGCACGAGGCACGATGCATTCGCTCCAGCGGCGGGACCGCAAGGCGATTGGCTTCGTGCGGGTGAGCCGCACCGGCACCCCCTGTGGTTTCTGCGCGATGCTCATTTCGCGCGGCATCATCTTCTACTCCAGCCAGGCAACGGCTGAGGGCAAGACGCAGCGTGCCAAGACGGTTCGTGACGGCACTGCCGCAGAAGGCGACGCCTATCACGACAACTGCAACTGCTACGCCGAGGCGGTCTACTCCCGCGAGGAGTACCGGAACGACCCCCTCTATGCGCTCAACCGTGAATACGACCGGCTGTGGCCGATCGTCACGAAGAACAAGTTCGGCAAGGAAGCCGAATCCGTCTGGCGTCGCTACTGGCGCGACCAGCAGAAGACCAAGAAGAAGTCCGCCCGGGTGGCGTGACTTTCCCCTATCACTGCCCAGGAGGCGTGAGCAATGGACCCCGAGAACAACCCGCAGAGCCAGACCCCCCCGGCCGAGACTCCTCCGGTGGAGACCCCTCCGGTCGAGACTCCCCCGGCCGAGCCGACCGAGGACGACCTTCCCGAGTGGGCTCGCAAGGAGCTGACCAAGGTCCGCAACGAGGCGGCGGGTTACCGCACTCGCCTGCGCGATGCCGAGGACAAGCTCAAGGACGCCAAGACGCCCGAGGAGTTCCAGGCCGCCATGAACGAATGGCAGACCAAGAACTCCGAGCTTGAGCGCAATCTGCTGGTCACGAAGATCGCCACCAAGCATGGTCTTCCCGAGGCCATTGCCGCCCGCCTCCAGGGTGGCGACGAGGCAGCCATCGAGGCTGACGCGCTCGCCCTGGCCGCACTGATCGTGGCCCCCAGGCCCGCCCCCGAGTCGCTGAGCGGGGGCCTCAACCCCGGTGAGAGCGACGACGAGTTCGACCCGGTGAAGGCAGCACACGCGGCCAAGCGTCGTCGCTTCTAACACCTCCCCTCTCCAACCCCCAAGGCGTCCACCAGCTCGGTGGGCGCCTTTTCCTTTCCCTGAAGGAGGCCAGTGATGGCTGAGCACGTCATTGTCAAGCCGGAGCAGATCGCTGCGGCTGCGGCGGTCCTGCTGGAGGAGTCGCTTGTCGTTCCCGCTGTGTTCCAGCGCGAGGGCATCGACCAGTTCCGTGGCACCGCGAACGACACCGTCAACATCAAGGTCGAGGGTGTCCTGCCCTGGCGCGAGTACGGGTGGCGCAATGACCGCTCCACCGAGGTCCAGTTCGATGAGTACAGCGAGCGGACCGTCGCGCTGACCTTCGGTGGCGACATCTACAACGGTGTCAAGCTCACCGACGAGCAGAACGAGATGGACATTGCGGGCTGGACCAAGCTCGCCGCCAAGCAGACGCAGGCCATCGGTGCCGGTCTCAACCACAAGGCCGTCAAGTACGCCGAGGGCGCCCCCTACGAGGTGGAGCTCGGCTTCGACGTGAGCAACGTCCGCGCCTCGCTGATCCGCGCCCGCCAGGTCGCCAACGCCCTGCGTATGCCCACCGAGGGCCGGACCATGCTGGTCGGCACCAATGTCGAGGCCGCTCTGCTGAGCGACGACAAGGTGACCCTGGCGAACGCCGTCGGCGACGCCAACGCCAACTCCGCTCTGCGCACCGCCAGCGTCGGCCAGCTCTTTGGCTGGAACTTCGTCGTGGCGCAGGAGCTTGACGCCGACGCCGCGATTGCGCTGACCAGCTCCGCGTTCGTGTTCGCCACCGCTGCCCCGGCTGTTCCGCAGTCCGTTCCGTTCGGTGCCACCGGCAGCTACAACGGTGTGTCGCTGCGCTGGCTGCGCGACTACGACTCGCTGCGTTTCCAGGACCGTTCCATCTTCAACTGCTACCAGGGTTTCCGTCACGTCACGGACATGATGCTGGACCAGTACAAGACGACCGGTCAGCTCAAGGTCGGCGTGCACGAGCACTTCGTCCGCGCCTTCCCGCTCACCATCGGTGGCGCTGAGGTGCTGCCCCCGGCGACCGGTGGCACGGCAAAGCAGGTCGAGCTGC